ATCAAGTTGATTATTCTGATGAGGTAATGAACGCTATAGATGGGATCTTCTTTAAAAGTCAGTATCACAGGAAGATGCTACCCAAGTTACCTGAGCAAAAGGCTTTTATTGTGGGGAATGGCATCAGGGTATGAAAAAGTGTTACCTCTGTAAAGAGACCATGCTTGAGACAGCATTTTATGTTTGTCGGAGAAACTCCGATGGCTTGGATGGTAAGTGTAAAAAGTGCAGAAATGAATACTACAAGCAGTACTCTGCAAAGAATCAAGAAAAGATCAGTGCAAGAAAAGCCGCTTGGTACAAAAGGAAACATGAAACATCATAAATTATTCTATGGTAGCTCGTACGATAGAGGCTTAGATATTCTCCTCTTGATGTGGGGTGATGTTAAAAAAGCGTATCCTGATGCCACATTAGACATCGCCTACGGCTGGGATTTGTTTGACCTAGCTACAGTAAACAACAAAGAACGCCAGGCTTGGAAAAAAGACGTTGTTGAGTTACTCAAACAACCAGGAATAACCGAACATGGCAGAGTTGGCAAAGACAAACTTGAAGAGATCAGGTCACAGTGTGGTATCTGGGCCTACCCCACCTACTTTACAGAAATCTTTTGTATCACTGCTCTTGAGTGCCAAAATGACGGTCTTGTCCCTATCACTATGTCTCTAGGTGCTTTAAAAGAAACTGCTACAGCAGGTATTTTAATTGAGGGTGGAATCTACAAGAAAGAAGTTCAAGATGAATTCAAGCAGAAACTCATCAAGCTCATGGGTGATAAACATGAGTGGAAACGGTTGAGCAATACGTGTCAGAAGTTTGCTAGAGACTATGACTGGTCAAAACAAGCAGTTAAGTGGCAAGAGAAGTTCCAAGAAGATGTTAAGGATGGGAAAATAACAGTCTATACGCCTACCCTGAGAAATGGATGGTGGAATGTAATGGCTTCTAATCTAGCAGCGCAAACCCATAAAAACTTTGAGTGGATTATCGTAGATGCACAAGAAAAAAGCAGAGAGAAGATAGCCCAGAAGTATGCGCAAGACTACAACCTAGATATTACATACATTCATCAACCTAAGACGAAAAGAACCTACTCACTTAGTAACGCAAACAACCTAGCGATTGAGAAAGCATCAGGCGAGCTGTTCGTCTTCTTGCAAGACTTCGTTTTACTTCCTCCTACCGCACTAGAAGAACTGCTCAACGTCTCAAGAAAGCATCCAGGGGACTTTATCGCACCGGTGGATAGCTACTTTTCGCCGAAGATCAAGCCAGACCTCTCAAACGCAGAAGACTGGTTTAATGGCAATCTTGATGTAATTGGTGAGTTTATGCGCAAGAATATCCGAGTACAAAATAGAGGTATCCGATTAGCCGAAAGCGTAACAGACTTTGAGCAGAACTATGGCGCAGTACCACTCTCTACCCTCAAGCACTTAAATGGGTATTGGGAGTTCTTCGATGAAGCGTTGGGTTGGGATGACACTGAGATAATCTGGAGAGCTAAACAGCTTGGGTACAAGTTATGGATTGATGACACAAATCAATGTGTGTGCGTAGATCATCATAAGACTCTAGGGAATAACGAGGGCGGTCTTTCTGTAAACAGAATGAGAAGGCTTAATGATCCGCGGTTTGAGTGGATGGTAAATCAGGTAAAAGCAGGGAAGTTGCCCGTCGTTAGAGATCCGGAGATAGAGAAAACAATTGATCTTCAATACACCATTCCCAAAGAAGTACCTGATGAAGATTGTGTAAAGTGGATGCGTGAACACTCAAAAGAAATTCTAAAGGAGTGGGCATGAAAATACTTGTCACTGGTCATTCTGGATTATTAGGGAATAAAGTAGCAAATCTCCTTGTTTCACAAGGCCATAATGTGTTAGGTGTTTCACGAACCAACAGGCAGAATTTTGCCAATTCCTTTGAAACAGACTTAACGAATCCTGCTTCAACTGAATTTATTATTGCGAAGTTCGCGCCTGAGATTGTCTACCACTTAGCCGCCAATGCTGCTGAAGCCAAGGGGCAAGTCTGTCCAATTGATATGACTCAGAGGAATATTGGCATCTCTGTCAATGTTCTTACAAGCTCCATTAATGCTGGAGTCAAGAAGTTTATCTACTCCTCGTCCGTGTCGGTCTATGGTGATGCTCCCGTTCCTTATACAGAAGACTCACAACCGCAACCAAAAGATATTTATGGGGTTAATAAGCTCGCATTTGAGCAAGAGTTAAAGATAATGGCGCAAGTGTATGGCCTTGACTACACGATATTTAGGCCACACAACTTGTATGGACCAGGACAAAACCCAAACGATCTCACGAAGAATGTGATAAATATGTTTATGAGAAAAATACTGCTCAAAGAGCCATACACCATACTTGGTGACGGTTCTGTCCACAGGGGCTTCTCATACGCTCCAGATGTAGCAAATGTATTCGCTCAATCTCTCGAGGGACTGAGTAAAATAACCATGAACGTTGGGACGACACACATAGCGAGCATCGAACAACTCTCAACGCTCCTACAACACATAACCGACAGCAACACCCCTGTGGACAGAAAACCACTGCGTAAGCAAGAAATTGATTTATTTATTGCAGACCATAGCTTACAATCTAGGTTAGTTGAGTATCACGAAACACTGCTTGAAGATGGATTGCGTGAGACCTGGGACTGGATGAAAAAACAAGATATTAGTACGCCAATACAATGTAAGGAGGAGATATATGTCCCAAGTTAAGAAAAATTGTAAGTTCTGTAAAAAGTATTTTTACACAACTACTAATCTGGTTAAAGAAGGACGTGGCATAAATTGTTCAAAAGAGTGTCAATCAATGTCTGCAAGAAAAGGGGAAAACAAAACTTGTGAGATCTGCACTAATGAATTTTACGTTAACCCAAGTACTGTTAAGAATAAAAAATGTCGTTTTTGTTCACCGCAATGTAACGGAATTTATAAACAACAACACAATCTTTTTAAGGGTGAAAGTAACCCTCGATGGAAAGGTGGAATAACTGGTAAAAATGCTGGTATTAGATCTTCTGCAGAATATAAAAAATGGAGAGAAGATGTTTTTGCAAGAGATAACTATAAATGTGTCTGGTGTGGAGATAAGAATGGCGAAGGAAAAGCAGTGGTTTTTCACGCAGATCACATAAAGCCGTTTGCATATTTTCCAGACCTTAGATTTGAAGTTTCCAATGGAAGAACTTTGTGTACAACCTGTCATAGATATACCGCTAGTTACATGGGTAGGTCTAGAAGATACTTTGAAGCAAATAACAAGCCATTTATTCCAGGTAAAACAAGAATTGAATATGGTGGGATTGTTTTAGGTCCTGAGGAACATGATGCTATTTTTCAATCTATTTTTTCCTCAGGAATGAAAAGATGGACTGTTGGTCCAGAGTGTGAAGCTATGGAAAAAGAATTGGCAGAAGTAGCTGGAGTATCAAATGTTGTTCTCGTTAATTCTGGCTCTTCGGCATTGCTATTATCAATAGCAGCGATGAAACTACCAAAAAGAACGAAAATAATTATCCCTGCTGTCAACTTTCCAACTGCTTTCAATGCCATTATTCAAAATGGTCACATTCCTGTTGTTGTCGATGTTGATATCAAAACCTTAAACATTAGCCTTGATGAAGTAAAAAAAGCATTAGAAAAACATCCTGATGTAAAAGTAGTCATAGCTGTTCATATTGCTGGAAGTCCAGTCGATTTGATTAGTCTAAGAGAAATCGTCGGAACTAGGAAAATAATTTCTGATAATTGTGACTCTTTTGGCGGAACTTTAAAAGGGCAGATGCTGGAAAAATATGCAGACGTATCTTGTGCTAGTTTTCATGCAGCACATATTATTGGAATGGGTGAGGGCGGTGGACTATTCACTAATGATAAGGCTCTTGGGGTTGCAGCTTTGAAAATGAGGGAATGGGGTCGTGCCTCGGGTACAGATGACATCTATGAGTATCCAGGCTTCCCAGATGACTATAAGGAAAGATATGTCTATGAAGAAATAGGATACAACCTTAAGCCATTAGACCTTCAGGCAGCAATGGGAAGAATACAGCTTAAAAAGCTTCACACCTTTAAAGAAGCCAGACTTAAAAACTACAATGCATTGAGTGACTTATTTTCTAAGTATCTAAGTCATTTTGAAATTATCAAATGCAGTTTAGACGCTGATCCTTGTTGGTTTTCATTTCCATTGTTGGTCAAAAACAACCGCAGAGGAGAAATAATGAGAATATTAGACAAGGAAAATAATATTGAATGTAGAACCATATTTAGTGGTAATATAATCAAGCATCCGGCATATAAAGACACAGAAATGATTGTGGTTGGTGAAATGACTAACGCTGATCGTGTTATGAAAGACGGTATGTTCCTCAGCGTACACCCGAGTATCACGCCTGAAATGATTGCGTTTATAGATCAAGTGATTGGAGAGTTGTGCGAATAACAGGAATAAAAAAAATAGATGTTCCAGGGTTCAAACTTGCTGTTATACCTGGCAAACACACCAGTCCAGACGTTAATATCCACTGGTTGTGTAGTTGGTGTAAGAAATGGAACTACTGGGATGATATATGTATGTGGAATGCTGATCCAGCTTTTGTCGTAAATGGAAAAGTGTTTGAAGATTATTCTTTTCACTGTGACAATTGTGTGACTGAAGGGGCAAGAATTGGCGAGTTTATCAATCATTTATATTCTAACGCAAAAGATGAGTGGTGGAAAATAGGTAAAGAAGAACATGAGGAAGGCCAACAATACCACTTACTCTATGAGGCTAAACAATAATGACAGTCCTTTATAGAATAACCTCTATACCATCAAGTAACCCATCACCCATATTCCAGGATAATAAGGATACACTGAACATGCAGTGCCTAGCTACTTTCATGAAAGCCTTTGCAGAAATACGGCCAAAGGTTACCTTTATTGCAGATCATGTAAGCGACAATATGCTCAAGATGCTCGAGGACTTTCCATGGGAAGGCAGCACTGTTGTTAAGACAGATATTGGTCAAAATGCAACCATGCTCATGTCGTATGAGATGGCATCAAAGCTAGAGGATTATGTTCTATTCCAAGAGGCTGACTACTGGTATCTGCCCGATATCGGGGTAACGTACTTGCAGGCTATGAAGGAGCTTGGGATAGTCTCACCCTACGATCATCCAAATTTTTACCACAACAAAGAACTCCACAAAGAAGAGTGTCGAATCAAGCTAGTAGACAATCATCATTTCAGAACGTGTGAGCGTAATACTATGACTTGGGGCTGTCACTCAAATATTATTAAAGAAAACCTCGATATTCTTAATCACCACGGGTACTTAGATGGCCAGGTGTGGTATGACTTACTGGAGAGGGGATATCCTCTTTGGACACCTATAATGAGTTTCGCCACCCACATGGTAGAAAGTTGTTTAGCACCAGGAGTTTCATGGAAGGAATTGTGGAAAACCCAAACGTAGTACGACCAAAATATACCGTCATTATGCTGATATACCATCGTTATAAACGATTGGTAAAAATGGCGCGAGACTGCGCGGCAACGGTAAGAAACAACAGCTCTGACTTCGAGTTTATTATAGTTGATAATGGTTCTACGCTAAGACATGACTGGAGTGAGGAGTGTGACACGTATGTCCGGTTAGATAAAAACTGGGGTATTAGTCATGGGTGGAATACTGGAATTGCACTGGCTAGAGCAGAAAACATCGTTATTATTGGAGATGACATCAAAGCCACAAGTGGGTGGTTAGAAGCCATGAAAAGCGGCATTGATATGCCAGATGCAGGAATGTGTAACCCCAGAGTTGAACATTTGCCAGGAGGTATCGGGATTCAAGAAAACTACAAGTGGCCGTCTGGTGCGTGTTTTATGATAAACAAAAACACTCTCCAGAAGGTTGGCGTATTTGCAGAGGATGATTATTTCCCAGCAAACCATGAAGATTGGGATTACTGGACGAGGATCTATCAAGCAGGGTTAAAGATATATACAAATTACTCTGTAACAATTCATCATGCAGAGGGGCAGACTATCCACGCAGAAGATATATCGGCAATGAGTGAACAAACAAGAGATGTATACCTAAAAAAATGGGGTTTTGATCCTACTCCAGTATTTTGCGGTGATGCTTCAATACATGATGTACTAGGGGAAAAGATATGCTCATAAAATCAACACCCACTGATGTAGAAGTCTTAGAAGCAAAAGAAACTGCCACTATTGAGGGTGGCGATGGCGAGCAGATCAACACGATTGCTGTTCACCAAGTACTTGAGATAGATGGGACAAGTGACAAAGCAACATATCAGGAAGATGTCAAGACTTTGATAGAGTGGGCAAAGCAGAAAACAGGCTCAGATGATTACGCTGAGCTTAAATGGGCAATACGAGACTTGCAGTTGAAAATTGGAACGCCGGCATTTGGAGACAGAATTAAAAACTTATCCAGGTTTGCGTATCTAGAGCTGGAAGAAAACAGAATCAAAAAAGAAAAAGATTCCTTCCGTTGATAACCTCAAATACTTTCGTCTATCTTCGGAAGTATGCGTACATTATCTCAAATTTTAATAAACTCAAACTCATATCTTGACCTTGAAGCAGCGTTACCCACAGGGGCTGATTTGACTGTTCGTATGAACTATGCCCAGCAGGCTGTTCGGGAATGGGCTGATGCGTACCGATGGAAAGAACTCAAAACACCAGCAACGCTCTTTGCCACGAATGGCACTCTTTCACTACTTAATTTCAAAGAACTTGAGGGAATACCAGTCGACCTGCTCGGCAATGAGTACCCTGAGATAGACGCTGCGGATCGGGTACACATGTCACTGACTGATAAATACTCGTATGTTACCGGCAATCAATTAGCTGGGTATGTTTTGACACTTAATGGCCTCGCTGCCTTAGCAACCCTTTCGATTACCTATCAACGACAACCATCAAACATGGCTACTCTTTCTGATTTCTGCGAAGTTCCTGACGATCAGTTTGTGGTTCAAAAGGTGATCTCTTTAGTTTTGCAATCTCGTTCTGACGAAAGATTCCCTCAAGTAGAAGCGAACGCACAGCGATTACTTGGGAACATGATTGGTCGTAACACGATTATCAATCCTGGCGGAGAAAATAAAATTAAAAGAACAGGGTCATCTGCGTATCGAATTGGAAGCTCTAGGGGATAATTATTCCTAATTTAAACACGAGAATACCAGCGTATAGGAAGAGCAAAGATATTGTCGCGGAGTGGACTACTTTTCGCAAAGGGTTAAACCTACTACTTCGTCCCACCGAGCTTGGCAGAGACGAACTGGCGCAAGCCGACAACATCATGTTAACTGGTTCAGGAGTACCAACCGGACGATGGGGGACTGACAATTACTTTACCGTCAATGCTACTGGCTCAATTAGGGGTCTTGGAACGTATAAAAACACCACCTCTGGCGTAAATGAAATATTCGCTCTTTCAGATCAAGGATTTTTAGCCAAGAAAAATGGTTTAACCTCAACACAATTAGTCGGCCAGTCCTATCCCTCAGGCTCTACTATCAGAGCAGAACAACTCGGTGGGGTTACCTATATCGTTTCCAAAGATCGTCCTATGGCCTCTTATACAGGCGCGACTCTCTCAATTTTTGCCACTCTTTCTGCTCCTACTGGCGTGAATGCCACTAATTTCTCAGGGTCTTCCGGAACATCAACATACTCATGGAGAATTACTACCCTATCAGAAAGTGGCGGTGAAACTACTGGAAGCACGGCTTTCAGCCTTCCAAACCTGCCACAAAATTTATCAGACACAGAGGTGAGAACCTTTTGGACTTTAGCTACAGGGAGTATTTCGGGGTATCAAGTGTATCGAGGGATACCAGGAGATGAAAGATTTTTAGCAGCTGTTGGTCCTTCTGTTTCAAGTTATGTTGATCGGGGTACTCCTGCAAGTGAGACGGTACTGAGTCCCTTCACGAATACTACCGGAGGAGTAAAAAGCGCATTCATAGTGAAGTTCAGAGACCGATTACTTGCTGTTGATGCTACCGATAGAAATAAACTCCTTATCTCTGGAAGATTCCCCAATCAAGGCTCATACAACTACTTTGACGGTGGTGGGTATATTTATATTGATCCAGACTCAGGCGAGGACATCACTGGAATTGCAGTACAGCCTGGCTCAGACAAAATCATTGTGTACAAAGATTCTTCACACTATGCAGTTGAGCTAACTACCGTCACTATTGGAAACTTTGTTTTACTTGATCCGACCTACCAGCCGATCTCAACCTCTATTGGTGCGAGTAGCCAGGACGCCATTCAAACAGTTGAAAATGACACCTTCTACTTCGGGAGAAAAGGACTGTATGTAACTGGCTTTGAGCCTAACTTTCTTAATGTGATCCGAACCAACGAGGTCAGTGCAAAGATGCGTCCGTATCTCAACCTGCTCAACGATAATGACTATACGAGTGCCTGTGCATTCTACGTTGATAAGAAGTACATTTTGAGCTTCCCAAGAAGAAAAGAATGTATTGTGTATGATCGAGAACGTGGCGCATGGACTGGACCTTGGAAAACTCCATTTGGTATCTCTAGGATGCTCAAGTACACGGACTCAACAGGAACAGAGAAATGGGTGGTTGGGTCGTACAACACCAACAACGTCTACACATTTGAGCCTTCACTCAATACTGATGCTGGGACTGCCATAGGGAAGATTGTCAGAACGAATAAGGAGACCTTTGGGGCTTGGTCTGTTCTCAAGATTATTAAACTCTTCTATACCCTGCTTCGAGGAATTAAGGGGCAAGTAAATATAAACATCTTAGCGCAACTGCGAGATGGGACTACAACAAGCATCAAGTCATTCACTATTGAAGGCTCTGCTGTCTCTGGCTCTATTGGCTGGGGTTCGGACGCTTGGGGGAACTTCCAATGGGGTACTTCAGCAGGATCAGTCATAGTTACTAGCGATGAAGTGCCTAAGTACACACAACTCTTCAAGTCTATTCGCTTCATTCAGATTGAAGTCACCACAACTACCGCAAACTCGAACTTTGAACTTCTCAATCTGAGAGCCACTGCCTCGTCACAAGGTGAGGGTAGCTTATCTTCGAGTTCACGCGTGTAGATACTTGCAATTCACCCTTCACCATTTGAAATGTCATTTGTCGGAGAAACTTGTCATTTGTCGGAGAAACTTGTCAATTCAAACCGATATTAAAAACACTCTCCTTGATAACCTCAATTAGATTACTCTATCTTCTGGACTATGCCAGATAAACTTCTCACCTCACCAACTAAAAACGCAATTCAGAAAACACTTGCTGCTCAACTTTTGAGTACGGCAACAACGACTGATCCCATTACTTTTGATGATGTAGATGGTCTTCCCAACTTACCTGGAGTGCTAGTTATTAGGCGAGTAGATACATCAAACGCGGCAACTCCTGCTTTTCGAGAATACATTGAGTACTCAGGTACATCTGGTACAACGGTACTCATTACCACGAGAAACGTAGATGGTTCAAACGCTGCTTTAACACATCCAGTCGGTTCAATTGTTGAGTTTATCCCAGACGTTACTTGGGCAGATCGTATCTATGATGCGCTCTCCAATGTAGTAAGTATTGCAGATTTATCCGTTGACCTTACTAAAGTGGTGACACCCTCCGGGACTCAAACACTCACCAACAAGACTATAAATGGCGCAACTATGGCAAGCACAACATCTTTGATAGATGCAAAGTTTGTATCAAGGAAAACCACAGTGTTCAGCAATGGAAACGCAGGAGCTTCTCTAGCAATCAATCTGAATAACGGAGAAACCCAGAGCCTCACCTTGTCCACTACTCTTGCGACAATCTCTCTACAGAATATGGAGGAGGGTGATTATTTGTCTCTCTATGCCATCCAAGCAAGTGGATTCTCAGGATCACTTATTTTAGCTCAAGCAGGTGGAAGAATTAGATACGCAGGTGGTGCTTCTCTGCCAGATCTTCAAAGAAGCAATAATGCAGTCAACTTAATAGGAATTCGAGCATTTAACGCCAGCATCTCAGACGTAGTAGCCGTTGGTAGTAATTTTGTATAGAGGCTTAATATGAGTAGACAATGGCGATCAGACGATACAAGCAAGTGGCTAGAGGGATTTGGACTAGGAGGCTCTGGCACTTCCTATGCAGTTCCAGCAAATGAGGGCTGTTCTGGGACTATTTCAACTACAACTTTAACTTTGGCTACCGCAGGAACTTTTGCCAATGGCGATCTCGTTTTAATTCACCAAACAAGAGGTACTGGAGCAGGCACTTGGGAACTTAACAAAATTACCTCTGGTGGTGGAACAACGACCCTAACAATGGCGTATACCCTCGAAAATGCGTATACCGACTCAGGAGCAAATCAGGCTCAAGTCATTGAAATGAATCAATATGACGGAATGACTACTGGAGCTATTACAGTTCCAACTTGGGATGGTTCAAAGGGTGGAATTTTAGCTTGGTTTGATAAGGGGACAACAACAATTGACAATACTATTACTATTACTGGAAGAGGTTTTTTAGGTGGTCCTGGAGCTGACAATGTGAACAGGGCTGCTTATAAAGGAGAAGGAACACCTGGTTTATATTTAGTTCCCTCACCACTAGAAATGGACAATAGAGCAGCTAATGGAAATGGCGGTGGGGGTGGTGCTGGAAGTAGCGTTTCTAGCAATCATCCAACTGGCGGTGGCGGAGGAGGACATGGGGCATCTGGTCAAGCTGGTCAGCGCGCATCGGGAGCAGGTGGGACAGGAGGATCCTCTGTTGGTAATGCCAATTTAACATCAGCTAATTTTGGAGGAGGCGGCGGTGGATGCGACCAGGATGGGACTGCACCAGCAGGTGGATCTGGGGGCGGAATGTGTTTCGTATTTTCAAAAAACATAATTATAACTGGTGGAATAACATTAAATGGAAATACTGGTGCTATTAGTTCTAATAGTTATGGTGGAACGACATCTTCTGCAGGAGGAGCAGGTGGATCTTGCTTACTTAAATGTGAGACTGCAACACTTGGATCTTCTTTAATAACATCATCTGGAGGAAGTCAGATATCAGCAACATGGGCTGGAGGAGCAGGCGCAGTTGGTCGCATTCATCTTGACTACTCAGAATCATACACGGGAACAACCTCACCTGCGATAGATGTAACACTGGACGCAACTATCATCGAAGGGGGTAGCTCAAACTCAAGTTCATTCTTCCTACTATTCTAAAACTATGCCAAAAAAAAACACAACACCAGATATGCAAACCAATGAAACAATA